GGTTTGTTGTCTTATGTTTAAATTACCTGTTATGTTTGAAATGTATCCGTGATTACCATCGTGTGTAACTTGTAAAGAACCACCTGAGAATAAAGCTCTTTCTTGAAAGTATGTATCTTTATGATTTTGTATTCTTGTATTACTACCATCTAATGTTAGGTAAGGTGTAACTCCACCACTACCATCATCTGATTGGAGTATAACATCTGCATCATCTACTGCATTAGTTATATATAAATTTCCAGTTGCTGTATTTTCTATGTAGCTATGACTTCCATTATGCCATAGTGCTAAATCTGCATTTGCACCAATTCTTAATTCTTGATTATCATTAGGTAGTTTAACTTGCCCTACATTACTTGCATCTATTTGAATTGCACTAATTGTAGAACCACCATCGTTTACCAATATACTAAAATCTTGGTCGGTAGTATTGTTTCTTAAGTAATTATTAGAGCCATCGTGATATAATTGTAAATCACTCGCAGCACCTAATGTAAATTTTACATTATCTACTGGCATTCTAACCATATTGTTAGCACCATCTGCTCTTAAAAATACTTGCGTGCCACCACTTCCATTGTCTGTTAACAATTCAACCATACCATTGTCAACATTATTATAAATTTGTAAAGCACCAGTTTGAGTGTTGTTAATTACACTATTTGTTCCATCGTGATATATTTCTAAATCTTGAGAAGTTCCAAGTCTAATCTTTTTACTATCAGGTAAATCTAAATTTGTTCCATCAAAAGTAAGATTACCCTCTCCTCTAAATGCGTCTGTGCCAGTAGCAGTTAATACTCTGTTATCTGCTCCATTAGCCATAAAGTCAGATACATCAACAGCTATATAGTCTGCCTCTACATCGATACCAGTACCAGCTCCTACATGAATATTTCTACTAGCTGCTATAGTTCCACCACCAGTTAATCCTGCACCTGCATAAATTTGTACTGAAGTATGGTCTATATGTTCATTTGCAACAAAACCAGAAAGGTTGTCGTGAACAATCTGACTATCATTTGTACTTAGAGTTGCTGAACCCGAGTTAGCACCACCACTTAATCCTGTACCTGCTACTACTGCTGTTATATCTCCAGCTGCTCCATCGGGAGCTGAACCAATTTCAACCATAGCATTACCATCACGTATGTATAGTTTGTCATCAGTGTAATCATATGCTAATTCATACTGAGCAAAGTCTGTATAATCAGGTGTTCCAGACCCACGTCTGACTAATATAGTATTGTCAACTGCCATGTAATTCCTTTATTAGTATGTGCCGCCATCAATAGTAGCACCAGTTACTGAACTTGCAGTAAGTGCTCCCATCTTCAATGCAGCTAATGTTCCAGAAAATATTTCACTACTATTCGTAGCATCTGTCATCAATGTAAACTTTTCTTCTGAGTCATCCCAACCCATAAATCCAAGTTTTGCACTTCCAGAATAATATCTAAACTCTATACCTCTATCTTTATTGTCGTCACTACCTGGTGCTGTATCTCCACCAAGTGTCATAATAGGGTCATCTAGTGTTGTAGTTGTTGAATTTACTGTAGTAGTAGTACCATTTACAGTTAAGTTTCCACCTACTGTTAATGTACCACCAGTGCTAACGTTTCCTGGTAATGTTAAATTACTTGCTAATTTTGCGTTTGTAATTGCACCAGTAGCTATTTGGTCGCTATCTACTGCATTATCAGCTATTTTTGCATTTGTTACAGCGTTTGCTGCAATTCTACCAGTACCTACTGCACCATCAGCTATTTTTGGTCCAGTTATAGCATCATCAACAATCTGACTATTAGCAATTCCATTAGTTTTAATAGTAACAAAACCATTTCCTGTTACAGCAAAACTAGCATTACTAAATTGTGCTTTACCTTTTGTTCCTGAATCACTTGCCGCAGCTGTTGCTACTGGTACTGCTGCTAATATAGTTGATTGAAAATCTGTTACATCAGCACTATTACCACTTGTTCTTGAACCTACATATAGTTTTGCACCAGAACCGTTATTGTTATTAACAGCCAATTCACCAAACGCTAAACTTGTTGGTGCACTTGTACTATTGTAAGCATTTTTTTTAATTGTTATTGTATTAGCCATTAATATGCTCCTCCGTTTATATCCTCATTTTGTAAAAGAACATCTGCGTCTTTTACACTAATTGTTGTTTGTCCTTCACTAGTACTAGTTTCAATACCAGTGCCTGCAACTATATCTGCAGAAAAATTATCTGCTTCTGTAATAGTTACATTCTGTGTTCCATTATCAGTTTTAAATTTATTGTTTTCGTAAAATACTAATTTAGTATATACATCTTTAATTCTATTTGGTTTTGATAAGCTACCACCCATTATGCATTTACTCCTTTATCGTCATAAGTTACATTACTTAAACTAGGTTTATCTGTATATGTTACATTTTTCAATGTTGGTTTATCAACATAAGTAACATTACTTAAAGAAGGTTTGTCTGTATATATATCTGGTTGCAATGTACTTTTGTCGTTAAACGTTGTATTTAACAATGATTCTTTATCTGTAAACAATAACTCTATATCATCGTTAAATGAATCATTAATATTTAGCTGTCCATTTACATTGTTAAAATACTGCAAACCAAACTCTCCATCTTTCCAATTATTAGCCATTAATAACTCGATTGTCTAACGTGTCTCATACCAGATATACGACCTCTGTTAGCGTACATCTTACCTTCTTTTATTCCTTTTTCAAATTTTCTTTCAAAATATGGTGCCATTTGTATCATTTCTGGTTTATACTCATAACCTCTTTGTATAACTCTATCTACTAAATATTGATGAAATTGTACAGGCAACTCACTTGTTTCATCCATAGCACTTGCTACTTTATCTAATGTATTAAAATGGTCTGCTTTTTTATAATAAAATAATGTTACAGTTTGTGCAGTCTCTAAACTAGCAAATCTATTTGCTTCACTAGCTAAAGGGTCATATAACGCTAACCCTATTGAATCTCTTTCAATCCAATATACATTTTCTCTTACTGAACGATTATATACTCTTGAATAATTATTAGACATTATCTAAATCCCTATATTTTGGTCTACCCTGTAGACGTTTAATTGTTTTTGCATTGCCATCTTCATCTGTTAAATCAACAGATTTTACTTCTAGTATTGAATCTTTTAATCCATAATAACGTTGATTTGCTACAGTAGTAAACTGAGTAGCTTCTTCTAATAACAATGTTCTAGAACTAAACTCATCTTGTGCATCATTTAACATAATAATAATTTCATTAGTACTAAGTTCTGGATGATGTTTTTTAATTTGGTCTATCATCTGCTGCAACTTCACGTTGTACCTCCCTTGCTGGTATGTATGGTTGTAAAAATTGTGCTAAATCTCTAGATACTATAGCATACTGGTCTTTTAACCAATTATAATCTTGTGTTACTTCTTGTAAACTTAATGTATAATCTTGTATAGCTTCATTTACTTCTGCTTGATATTTGCCTATATCAGCATTGTATTTAGCTAAATTAGCTTCATTGTCAGCCATTATCGACTGCATTGTCTGTACTGCATTCTGTATTAGTCTTTGTGATTTTTCTGCATGATTTCTTATATTTACATCTGTTGTCATTTGTGCAGTAGCTTGTGCTGCAGCTAAATCATTTTGTGCATCTGCAATATTAGCTTGTAAATCTCTTTGTACTTTATCGAGTTTTGATTGTATCTCTATTTGATAGTTTGAATTTTGTCCATTAAATTCATTTAATTCATCTTGTATTTGTACGTTAAAACTTGATAACTCAGTTCCTCTTAATAATTCAGCTTTTTGTATTTCTCTTTGTACATCAGTTGTATGTTTAGTTACTTCTTTGTTAATTAATGCTTGATATTTATTTAACTCTGAATTAAATCCTGCTATCTTTGATTCATTATCTGCTGATATTGCTTGCATAGTATTTATAGCATTTTGTATTAATCGTTGAGATTTTTCTGCTACATTTTTTGTTTGTTTGTCTTGTGCTAATTGAGCATCGTTTTGAGCTTCTGCTAAATCGTTTTGTGCTGTTGCTATACTAGCTTGTAAATCACGTTGCACTTTGTCTAAAGCTGATTGATTGTCGCCTCTAAATTTTTCAACATTAGAATTAAATACAGTACTTTGATTTTGTATATCTAATTGATATTGTTCTAGTTGCGTAGCTCTTGTTTGTTGCCATACTTGTAAATCTTTAGTAGTATTTTGTTGATATTGTTGAACTTGTTTATTTATACTTGCTTGATATTCTTGTATTTCCGCTGAATATAATTGCAGTTTTTGAGCAGACTCTGATGATTCTAATTCTGCTTGTCTTATTATTTTTTGAACTCCCGCTTGATGCTCTGCCATTTTTTCGTTAAACTCATTTGCTTCATTTTGTATATCAGATTGATACTTTGTTATATCTGTTCTAACTTTATCTAACGCTAGTCTTGCTAACTCTACATCTTCGTCTGTTAAATAATCATCAACGCCTAAATTACCTGGTGCTGTATAGTCTATAGACAATGAAGCAGGACTATAAGCTGGAGCACTAGGCATATTACCTACGGTTATATCTGTTACTGAAGGAGCACTTGGAGCACTTCCACTTATAGTTAAAGCACTTATTTGTGGAACATTAGCCAAACCTCCACTTATACTAGGAGCACTATATGCTGGTGCACTACCTACACCAGCAGCACCTGGTGATGTAACAGTTGTACTAAAACTAGTTTGAACTGTTCCTATTGTACCCACGTCATCATTTCCTGGTCCAGAATAAGTAACTGCAGAAATACCAGTTGCACTAGGTGGATTAATTCCACTAAAGCTTAATGCACTAACACTGCTACTTGGGTCGAATACAGTAAGAGTATAGTTTGCAAGTTTATTATATGCAGGAGGACTGCCTAAATTAATAGTTGCAGATGCTGCTACTGCTTCACTGTTCGTTACGCTAGCTGCACTTGCCGTACCCACATCACTATTGCTTGGTCCAGAATAACTTACATCCGCAATAACACTACTACCAGATGGTGGTGAAATACCGTTAAGCCCTGTGCTTAAACCTACTAATGTAGTATTTTTAACGTTTAAAAACTTTCTAAGCATTTGTTGAGAAGCATATAAAACTACACCTCTATTAAGCTCAGTTGGAAAATTAGATATAGACGTTTCTCCTACTGCCACAGATGTATCTGGAGTTATGTGTTTAACTAAAGCACTTTGTCCACTAGCAGGAGTTGGTATTACATTTAATATTGCATTACTTATATACCATTTTGGGTCAAACTTACTAGTATAATAAATACTGTTAACGTCTGTATAGTCTCCTGCTTTTTCAGAAGAAACTTGTACAGCTTCTCTATCACGAGAACCATCGTTTCTAGTGACGCTAACAATTTTTAATGCACTAGAGGTATCCATAGTTGTAGGTGAATTATTAAGAGTAGTGCTGCTAGTTAGTTTATCAGCCATATCTTCATTGTTCATTACATACTTAGTAATAAACTTTACACCCTCTACTAAATAACTATTAGCTTCTGTAGTATAAGAACTAATACTTCCTGTTATTGCTTCTATATCTGTTTGAAAACTCATCTACTTTCCTATTTTATTAATTTTTCAACGTTTCTAGTTAATGGGTCATTACGAAACATATTGTCTGTACTTCTTTGTGCTTGTCCGAAAGACTTAGTTACTTCTGCAGGTTTTGTAGTTCTAATACTATTTCCTGGTCCTTTACCACCTTTTTTATATTTAGATGGTACATATTTCTTTTTAGGTTTTTTCATTGCATTTGTCATTAATTCATACGTTTTATTTTTTATCTTTTTTCCAGCAGGGCTTTTAGATAACGTCCTTGCAGCTTTTAATAATAATCCTGGATTTGCCATTGTATTCTCCTTTTTAGTTTAAAATTCTTTGGGGGAGTATATTGCAACTCCCCCGTATTCAACTATTAGCTAAATTTCAAAATAGCGTGTGTTTCTGGAAGTTGAATTTCAAGACCTGCTTCTGTAAGAATCATGTCCTTTCTTCCGTCTACATCGTTGTTCTGAATGTTAGTAACAATTTGAGTATCTCTTGACTCACCATTACCAGCTAGTGGTCTGTAAGCTACGTTGTTTAAATCAACAACAATAGCATGGTTTGCCCAAGGACCTCTTAAAAGTGGTTCCATAACAAAGTTAAGAGTACCGTATAGGGTATCTACTTGTGTTACGTTAACACCATTAAATAGTGATTGTCCTTTATCTAAAGAAACACCATATGGTGCAGATGTTGGTACGCCTGTAGCAGATGTTCCAACTCCTGATGCCATAGTATTTCCTAAGAAAGAACTACCACCCATTTTGTTAAGCCAGTTCATGATAGAACGTGAAGCAAGTACCATTTTACTACCACCTGCACCAGATTCTGCATCAAAAATATCTGACATAGCATCTACGAAGTCATCATACCCTGATGAAGCGTAAGTAAAGGTTTTAACCTTTCCGTATACTTCAGTGTAAGGTAAGATACCCCATGTTTTTCTTTGTTGTGATGTTGAAGTTTCATTTACTTCACCATAACCGAATAATAAAGCATTTTCAATGTCCATCTTATGTTCCATAAGTTTCTCTTGATATACTCTCATATATTCATTAGCGTCACCTCTGTAGCGTGTAGCTAAAGAAGTTCCTGAGAATAGAGGTACTGCAGTTTTAAAAATCTGACAGTATCCTTCTCTTGAGTAAAACTCATCTCTCCATCCATCAGGTGCTGTATCACCTTCTGCCCATGCTGAACCAATTACTTGGCCTTTTGAATTATCAGCATGTACAATCTTGTCTCCACTAACTAGTGCGGTAACATCTAATGCTCCGTTTTCAACACCTAGTTCAATAGCTTTAACAAATTCAGCTGATAAACCTGTGTCTGCTGAATTTTGAGTTAAGTCTGTTATTCTATAGTACACTATAAGGTTTTTATCAGAACCTGCTCCAGCGTTTGCATCTAATTGCCCTTCGATTGCAATCATCTGTCCTACTGTAATAAATTCTGCCTTATAAGGTCCTCCCGCTTTTCTTCCATAGATATCATAATCAACATCAATAAGGTCATCTGCTTTAACTAAGTTAAAAGTAGCTTGTGTAGAACTTCCATTTGAAGTGTGCGTAATTGCTCCATCAGTAGTGAAGTTTCTACGTTGCCATTGATGTCTTTTTTCTAAGAATTTAAATACAGGGTCATCTGTAGGTTTCTTAGCAATTTTAGATAAATATGCGAAGAAAGGCGAAGCAGCTGGATTTAATTCCGCTACTCTTTCACCGAAATTGAATACTCTTCTAGCATCATTGATAGAAACACCTTGTGGTGCTACACCAATGCTACCTGAAAATATTCCGTTTGCGTCTTGTGCCATTTTGCCTTCTCCTTAAATTAGAATGGATTACGCTTATTGAAATTTCCAATCATCGCATCCATCATTTTATCTTCTACGTTTTTAGTTGGCGACTGGTCACTAGCTCCTGGTTGTACTCCGATAGGTTTAGGTATACTTAGCTTTTCATTTCGTTGATTCATTATTGCAGCTTTCTGTTGAGCTTCTGGGGTTACTTGTGTAACCTGTTGTGAACCTACGTTCATTTTCAACTGGTGAAGTTGCACCAAATTATCTAACGATAACGAATCTGGTGATGACATTTGTGTCACAAAATCATTAGCTTGCTCGGGAGTATAGTTATACTTAGACTGCAAGTCTCTTCTAACCTTTTGGTCCCTAGCTATTGCTTTTTGTTCTTCTTGTGTTTTTGTCATCGTTTGCAGAACTTGCTCATTTGAATTTGCTACATAATCAGACATAGCTTCCAAATAAGATTCTTGCCTTGCTAAGTACTTTGCTGATGCACTATCAGGGTCAGTCAAAGCTTCAGAACGGTCGAAGTCAGCTGGTTTTGAAGGTTTAACAGGTTTTTCTAACACTGTTTCCTTTTGAACTGGTGCTTCTGTAGGTTGAGATACTTTTGACATAACTTCTGCCATTTGTGATTTCAACATATCTACTTCTGCTGCACGTTTATCAGCTTGACTTTGCCAATATTGAAATTGGCTTGGGTCGTTCTTTGGTTCCTCCGCAGTCTGAATATCAGGAGTTTCATTTCCTACTACTTCTTGGCTGTCAGGTGCTACCTGCTCTTGAGCTTGTCCAAATATTTCGTTGAAAATGTCTTCTGAAGCAGTTGTTGGCTCAGTCGTTATGCCTTCCACTGCTTGTCCATCTACGTTGTCCATTGTATTTTCTTCCATTTTTATCTCCTTGTTAACTCTCTTCTTCAGTCATAGGTTCGAAAACATCAACGTCTTCTACATCTTCTTGACTAATTTCAGAGTTCATTAACTGTTGTTTTGCATCGTTCAACCTTGCTTTATAAAGCGTAGTTGCCATATCAGCTCTGTTAGATACTTTATCTAACTCTCCACTGAATTTTTCTACTTCTAGTCGTTTCTTAGCGTGTACTGCTTCTCTGTCAGCAGTTTGTAAATCGCCCTTGACTTTCTTTAATTCTTCTGCCATAGCTTGTAATTGTTGTTGCATTTGTTTCATTTGTCCACTTCTTTCTAATACGCCATCTATATCTACAAGTTCTGACTTTTTTAATACTTCTGTTTGGTCTATTAATCCCATCTTATACATTTCCATATAAGTGTTTAATAATGCCATTCTATTTGTAGGCAATGTAGAACCAGATACAACTTGTATATCGTATTTACCTACTCCTATATCATGAAATCTTTTTACATCTCCATTATCCATCTCTTTAAAGAAATTAAATCGTTCTTCTTTTTCTGTTCCATTAGGTTGTATTAGTCTAATTACTTTTTCTTCTGTATATAATTGCTGAATTAATGGTATAGCTACTTTTCCCACTTGATTTAACATTCCTTCTATGTCATCTCTTCTAGATTTAATTCTACGCTGGCCAAATTCATCTACAACTAACGTTCCCCTGTATGTTGACGGTGCACTTTTACCACTACCTTGCATTAATTCAAAAATACCAAATCCATACTCTAAGTCATATTTGGCATCAGCTTCATTCTTATAAAGCTCATTTGGCAATGGGACTGGGCCAGCCACAATCGGTGCACCTAACTCAGCATCAAACTCAATTACACTTGTACCAGCTTTACTCCACTCTTGTTCTATCTGGTTTAAATCAGCAGAACCTCTAGGTATTAACAACTTAACATTAGTACTAGTGCTTGCGTGTGCTATAATCAATGAACGAATTTTATTAATATATTCCTGCAAAGGTCTATATAACCTAACATCAGATTCAGGATATGGATTTCTGTGATGTACGTTCATCAAAGGAATAATTGGATAATCTTCTGTTGGCAATAAACGTTCATATAGTTTTTTATCCCCTACACTTACAACTAAATTTACTCTGCATTCTTCTATTTTGTTAGAAACTATATCTTCCATACCAATTAATTCTTCAACAGTCATAGGTATCAACAATGTTGTAGAACCAGGTATAGAGTTTTCATCTTCTTCTCCAGGGACTCTAATAGGTTCTTGTTGTATCGGTTGACCCATTTCATCAAATTCAGGGTCAGGAAGTTCATAATGGAACATCATTCCAATATCTTCTATAATTTCAAACATTTCTTTTACAGATTCTTCTTCAAATAAAATAATTTCTTCGCCTTTAATTGTTTTTACTTTCATATAATACTTCATAAGATATGCTTGATATTCTTTTTCATCTAACAAATGTTCTTGTTGTGAAAAAGGTTCAAAACAATTATAGTAACAATGCATTTCTTTTGAATAGCGTTCTATGTATTGTCTTCTATTATGTACAGTTTCTGTACCATCTGTAGTAAATAACTGTCCTTCTGTAGCTGCTAAATCAGTTACAGGATAATCGTCAGATTCATCTGGATGCATAGCAGATTGCTCAATAATATCATAAAACTCAGGATATACTTGCATTGCTTGTTCGTCTGTCATATAAGTTGTTACTAATATGTTAGCTGCATCTCTTGCGTAAATGTCTTTAGCATTTGGGTCTATATATACATCTAATGGATTTATGGATTTGATATATACTTCACCTTTACCCATATCAGCGTCAGGGTCTTGATAGACCTGAAGAACTCCCATACCACCAACATAATAGTCGTCAATAGCTTTTTTAAGTTCTTCGTCACCTGCTGATATTTGCCATATATACTGAAATAAATCTGAAAATACTTTAGCAGTATCTCTATCTGAATCTTCTCTTCCAGTACTACGGAATTGTGGTGAGTTATAAGTTAAAAGAGATTTAGCAGTTTCTACAATAGGATGTATTCTGTTTACAACAATAGGAGCTTGTCCACGAGCTTCTAAAACATCACGTTCTTCGTTACTCCACTGAGCTCCAGCTCTAAACTCTACAGATTCTTGAAATTTTTGTGCCCATAATTCTCTAGCACTTTTATAATCGTGAAATAATTCTCTTGTTAACTGGACTTCATCGTCAATCTCTACTTGATTAACATCACCAGTTTGGTAATTAAAAACAAATTCTAAGTCATCTCTGCTTTGTGTTCTTGTGCTTTGTACTCTTTTTTGTATTTTTTTTGGCATGTATTGCTATATATCCCTTTGGTATTTCTACGTTATCTAAATTATCCATCTTGTTAATAAATTGTTCAAACGTTAAAAAATACTTGCTTTTATCCATAAATGTATTAGGTCAAAATTACGGGAATTTTTAGATTCTTGTCAAGGATTATTTATAATATCTTCCAGGACTTAGCTTTCCTACTATACCATGTAGGAGTTTCTTCTTTTTCTCCTGCATCATGTACGGGTCGATAACAATTTTTGTTTGCATAGAAAAAACCATCTAACAAGTCGTCATGTTTACCTCGTGGGTACAATGTACACTCATCTATAAATGCTTGCATATCTTTTTGTATATGTACTTTACCATTTGCAAACAATGGCTGCAAACTTTCTAATCTATATGATTTACTAGTTCTTGGGTTTTCCTTTATTTCAAGACCAGGTATAAACATACCTAGTTCTTCAGCTTGTTCTTTAATGTACTGACGTAACATCTCCTGATATCCAACAGATTCAATCCTTGTTTTAGCACTACGTAAATTTTTGAAATTGTTGATAATAGAATCAGCCAAATCCAAAGGAGTAGCACGCTTCCTAAAGTAAGGTAAAACGAACCTGTTATTATCACTATCCACTGCAATATTAAAAATAACACTATAGTCTGCTCCTTTCTTAGTGCTAGATGCAGGGTCGACACCAGTAAACACGTTTACAGGTCTCCTCTCTTCTACTTCCTCACCATTTAGGTTCGTCAGGATGAGAGTTGACAACCCTTGCTCATCTCGTTCAACGAATCCTTCGTAATACTTCAGGTCGTCTTTTCTAAACAAGTTGTCTTCATCACCAACAATCTGGCATAGGTATTCTCTGTAAAATACCGATAATCGATTTATACTCTCTAGCTCTTCTTTTTTTTCTTTTAATTTTTCAACGGGCCATACTTCTGGCCATAAACTATAATCTTCTTCTAGTATAGGTCTATACTCTTTTGTATTCCAACCCTTCATTTCTTTTAAAGTTTCAACCAAACAACGTTCGTGTTGAGGAGTACCAATCACCACAATCCTACCTGTCAACGGGTCAACCGATGGAACACCAGATTGCAATAACCAACGCAAGTTATACTCCATTGCCTCAGCAGTCTTAGTATTATTCTCATCTTCAGGGTCATCAAGTATTAAAAGAGTAGGTCGTTGATTTCCGTGTTTGATACCACGTATCTGTTGACCTGTACCCTTGCATACAATTAAGCTGCCATCTTTTAACTCTACCTCAGTATTAGTCCACTTTCTTGCAGATTGCATTCCCCAGTATCCAAAAAAATATCGAAACTCTTTAGAATAGTCTAATACATCTTTAATAGTACCTAAAAGCTTGGTAGCATGGGATTGTGTTCGGGAAACCAATACGATTACCTTCACACCAGGAGTGAACATCAAATGAAACAAAGGAAATATCCCAGCTGCTACCGAACTTTTTGCATGACCTCTAGGAGCAATGATGTTTATTTGTTTTTCATCATCGTTGAGCAGTTCCTTAGTTAGGTCATAATGAAAGGGTGGTGATTCACTACTAAACATATTGGGCATCACCATACGCCCAAATAACAGCATATCTTGCTGCATTTCTAACAATATTTTCTTTTTATCCATTAATCCTCTATTATAATGGAAACTTTAAAATCTTCTGCAACTTCTAGCAATACTGCTAATAATTCACTTAGATTTGTCTGCTTCCCCGATATCACTATTGTTTTCTTCATCTAATTGCCTAGTTTGTGTAGCTTTTAATTTTTTAGTCTGTGTTTCATAACTATTTGCAATTTGATGCGACATATCCATTTCTAAAGATTCTGTAACCTGCTTTGTCTTAGGTTTCATATCTAAAAACTCCGACAGCTCTTTAGCTGCACGTATCATATTACCAGAGTCTTCTTTTACTTTAGCTACTTCAATAGCATCTTTTATTACATCTAGTACAAATCCTTCATCAATATCCTTATCAATCAAAATATCTTTCAATTTATCCTGTATCATCTTCTTTACCTGTTTCGTTTTAAATAATCTTTTTGCTGCAATAACGGGATTATCTTGGTCGGGCCTGTATAATCTACCTATTTTCTCCCAATCTGGCGATAATCCTGCCATTTTGTACGCTATATACGCATCCATAGCTATATCTGCACCCTTTTTCTGTACTTCTAGGTCATTATAGCTCTTTGTAGACACAGTACTAAAGTTATTAGTCCTCCAATGCGGTTCAAACTCTAGTTTACCCCAGGCAGTTAGCCATTGTCTGCCGTACGGGTAGGTATATTCCACTTTTTCTCCATATACCTTGCGATATATACACTCAGCAACATACCCATCGTCTGATATCCCATACTCACCTTCCTTTGCTTCCCCCCAATGTTTCCATTTTAAGCCCTTACCCTTAGCTTCTTCTTTGGTATACACACGAAACGTTTGAGGTTGGAAGTTATTTCTCTTTAGCTTCTTCGTTATTGTTATCATATTTTTTTTCTAAAAATTTTTTAAAGGATTCTGTTTCCTTTTTAAAGCCAATGTACTCTTCTAATAGCTTATCTATGTTGAAAAGCAGCATTTGTTGCTGTTGTATAGTTTTATCCATGCCTTCCATAATACTTAGCATTTGTTTGTACGTTAACTTGTTCTTTGGTTTTTTCATATTACTCCTAATGTAGGGTATAAATAAGATAATTAATCGCTAATATATTCGTAGTTTATACATAAACGTATTTAAATTAGCTAATTAATAAGCTAATAGCTCAATTTTTAATTTTTATTGTATACAACCCCAGTTTCATAGCTTCTATTTTAGCTGATATTTCTAACTCAGCTTCCATTCTGTCGTAAATTTGCATCATTTCTTCATTAGCTTCTGATAAAGGCACTTTTACCCATTTACCAGTTTTTTTATCTAATTTCTCTAAATGTTGTTTTTTACGCTTCATCTATAAAACTTAAGGGTTAACTTTCAAAAATGCAACTAGAATGTGTGTACGTGATATATAGTAAACCTACACACCCCTTATTTTGGTTTAATCTTATATATTTAGTTGAATTTTAACTTTTTAGTTATTCTCGTTGAACTTCTCTCTCTTACAAAATAAGGTGAGTGTGTAAAGGTTTATACACCCTTCTAATAGCCTACTACCTTTTTCGTAGTGGGGAATTTCAATCTTAATAATAAAGGAATATATTATGATTAAAACAGTTTTAAATCGTGCATTTGCCGAAAAAGGTATTTGGGGTAAACCCCTTGCCTCTCTTGGTTTATATGATTCCTTCTTTGTACAATCTGATGATGAACTAACTGAGTGTAAAGCAAAGTTAGAGTCAAGAGGTTTATCCTACAAGGAAGTTGGCTCTGGTGTAACTATCCAGAAAGAGTCATATAGAAAGTTCTTGATTATGCCTGGTGCATAGTCGTAACTTCCTTGGTGTGTGGTGTCATTCGTGGCACCATATACCTTTAATACCCTACAACAAAAAAATGTAATATTACTTAATGTAGTACACCTCTTGGAGGCAGATACGGGCACAGGTAGCACCTGTTAGGTAAAAAATAAGTGCGTGTTCGCAACCGACGACACACCTTGGCATTCTATAATAGATATGGAAACATATGATTATAGGATAGAGTTCAAGGTGGGAGTGACGCCCAATGTAAGACGCATTAAGTAATACTACATTATAATGTAGTAAGGGAAACACACCCCTTACACAGTTTTTATATTAATTAATAAAAAGGAAAGTAATATGAAAAGCATACGATATCATTTGATATGTGAGTTAAATAATCGTTGGAATGTGCAAACAGGACAGCGTTTATTCAGGTTCAGTAAAGTAAATAGTGTAAGATTATTAACACATATACAGGACCATTGTCATACAGCAGAACAGGTAACAAGAACATTATCTGACCATATGCAATATGACGCAATGTTTAATAGAAATAGTATTGAGAGCAACGCAGTATTTGCTCACAATTAATACATTGATAAGCATTGTCTAACAGATAGTCATAATCTTACAAAAGAAACTTTATGTATTGTAAGGCATAAAGCGGGAATCTATCTTATAAAGGGACAATGCTTGTTAATAGAATTACAAGAGGCAAGAAATAATAAGACAATTAAGTTTGTAACTGATAGTACCAGGTCGAAATGGTACATTGATTCAGTCGCAGACTTACATCTGCGATCTGAATAGCATTGCTATTAATTTAGATGATTCATTATTGAATATTGTCTTGTTATTTCGTATATTCACAGGCAAAAAAAGGATAAATAATGTATAAGAATGAAATAATAAAATGGGCAGAAACAGACTTTAATAAACAGTTAGATACTTGTTTCAAAAAATACAACGATGGTGTATTGACAGAGGAAACAGATGAATCATATTCTGGGGGATTTTGGGACTTAGCAGATGATATGCACGCAACAAATCCTGGAACAATGAATCAAGATAGTATTTATTATTTACTAACAGATTACTACCAAAGAGTTAAATACAATGAGGAGAAATAATGAATAAGGCAATAGCAACAGTTTGTTTTGCATTCTTTGCAATACTAATTTATATGGGTTGGGTAGTTACTACATATAAACCAGAACAAATTGTTAATACAACAGGACCATTACCAAAGAAAGAAGTAAGGTCTGATTACGAACTACCAGAACTTTCTGAGACAGAACAAGCAGTCACTGATAGTATTATTAAAGATACAATCAAACAAGCAGAACAAGAGTCAGAAAGAAAAAGCATAGAAAGTATGCGTAATGAAGTTATTAAGATACTGGATGAAGCAGTAGAACAAGATAGCACGATTACAGTATCATTTAATATGCAATGGACCCCTTCGTGGGTAGATTAAATAAAGGAAGTTAATCAGTTATAGTGTGTGGCGAGGTTTTGTTTTTTCATGGGTGTTTGTGATAGGCACTTTACTTCCTTTCCCTTGCCAACACACCCCTAATCAGATTTAATAACTATAAGGAAAAATAATATGGAAAATAAACAGGAACTTTATGGTAATATGAACATTAAAGAATTACATAAGTGTTCAGTTACCTCAAAAGAAGTAATAGATAGAGATACGATTTGGTTAGTATATTATGATAAAGATAATGACGAACTATTTCGTATGAGAGTAGAAAAAGTAAAAGAAAGATGGAACAAGGAAGCCGAGTTCTATGCAGATAAATATAATGATGAAAAGGAAGGTTATAGATGAAAAAAGATAATATAACATACATTGATACTAATGGAAATGAAATTACTACCAAAGAAAAGTATACTAAATATCCATATGATATATCAGAAACATTGTTGTTAGAGGAAGGTCACGAAATGTTAACAGTAGAAAATCCTTTTAGCAAAGAAAAATACAGGTTAACACCAATCGAGGAAAGTGTCTACTCAATGATAATGGGTGCACAATTAATGCCTGGATACGAAAAGAATCAAAAATTGATTCAAATAGTTCGTGATGGATTGAATTGGTTTAGAGATAACAATGCAAAAGCGTATATGACGCTATTAGATTAATAATAATAATAATAATGGAACGAACAGCGTTATACGCTAGGTGAGGTGTGGAGTGGGTTCCATTATTATAATAATAAAAGGAGAGTACAAATGATAGATAGAACTATGTGGTTCTTATATAACAGACTTGGTGACAACGATAGACAAGCACCAAGTATCGATTCTATTTCTGGTATGTTCTTTAACTACTGGAAAATAATGAATGTAATGGATATCAATACACAAACATTAAGTGCTATTGATATTTACAATGGTCTAAATACTTGCTATGATAAAATGGCAAAATCAACAGCAAAAAACCTATATGAATATGGTGAAGTTCCAGCAAATGCAGATTATCGTATTAGTTATTACGAACAAGAACACGAAATATATGATACATATGCTTGCTGCACAAATCTAAATGAAGTCTTAATTGAAGGTGGTGAACCTGAATTTGATGATACAGAACCATTTAGAGAAGCACTAAACGAAGTAGCATACGAAAATATAGAGTATGAAATTGAAAGCGAGTCATTTACTTTGAATGATGACGCTATCGAATGGTACAAAACTTGTCACCCTGGAGATGATAAGTTGATTACTTATATGTATGATACTGGAAAGAACCTTGATTGGGAAGACATTGAAGAGTTCCTTGGTGATAAACTAGATATGGTAGACCACCAAAATGCAGATATGCATATTACTCAAATTAGAAAGTTTATGTTAGATAGACTTGCTAATCAAAATGTAAATATCATAGATGGTTTAGAACAAACTGAAAATGGTATGAAAGAAGTAAACCCTGAAACAGGTGAACTTCAAGATTAATTTGTCAGGTGGTCCGATAACAGGAATATCCTGATAATGCAATACTCACATAGGATGATACATGGAAGAGCTCCAGTAGATGCCCAGTGAGTTAAATCAGAATAGAGGTAGTATGTAAGTCTGACGGCTTAGCTAGGAGCATTGCTACCTCAGTTCTGAATAATATTAATAATAATGCGTTACGAGTATCTTGCATTGCCCTTACCAGTAGATAAAAACATAGTATACTGTGTTCTACTTGCAGAGAGATATGGAGTAGGGTAAGGTTTAACGCATTATTAAAACAATAAGGAGAGTATAAAATGGGTTTAGACCAATATGCAGGTACAATTCGTACAAAAACATATGAATACACAACACCAGAAGGTGAAAAAAAAGAAGATAAATATCAGATGGCAGGTCCATTTGAATGGCGTAAACACGCAAGATTACAAGAGTTTATGAATCAATTATATATGGAAAGAAATAAACTTGAATCTAAATGGGTAGAAGATAGACTAGATAATGAAGAATATGTCTGGAATCCTATATCCTGGGATAGAATAGAACTATCAGAAGAAGACATTGACAAACTAGAAAAAGCTATAAGAAGTAATTATAGTTCATATTTTTGTGATGGTGGATTCTTTTGGGGTCATGAAATTCAAGAGTCCCAAGCACAATACTACATAGATAAAGATTTAGAATTTGTAGAATTTGCAAGAGAAGCATTGGCAGATGGCGAAACAGTTGTCTACGAATGTAGTTGGTAATATTAACATTACAGGAAGACTGGCTACTGTACAGAAGTCGTATAGAGAAGATAGCACGACCCTCTTCCTGTAAATAATTGTCCCCTAGTGATGGCCTGGTACCTCACGGTATACCGAGATAAAGAACTGTTGCTAGGTTCGCAACGACTAACCATTCTCAATGGTATGTGGGGTATAAATCTAGATGGTAAACACAGCTAGGGGATGATAAATAATAAGGAGGGCATATGCCTTGGAAAGTAATAGATGGACAACCTAAATTTTTTGTAGAAACAAATGTAAAACAAACAAAAGCTTGGCGTACAAAAACAAATAAAGAGTTTTATGAACGCTTTGGACACTGGTATTGGTTTACTGGTTATCAAAAAAGAAAAAGAAAAGGTTGGATAGAACAATATGATAGGAGTGCAAATGAGTCTAGTACCAAAAGACATGGATGATATGTGGGTATGTGATTATTGCGGCTCAGAAGAAGTACAAACAAGAGCATGGATTATTATAAATACAGAACAAGTAATGGATACTTTGGATGATATTTATTGGTGCGATAATTGTAAAGATGAAGTAAACGCAATAACATACTTTGAATTTAAAGAAAAGATTGCCGAAGAGTGTGGAGGCAATAAAGATAAATATGATGAAATAATGGATGGGAGTAGAATGTAATGGAAAAAATAGATGCAAAAATAGAAATAGATGTATATTATTCTTTTGACGAAGAAACAGGATATTACTTAGATGCTGATAGCATTAGGTCAGATTTTGAACAAGCGTTAGATGATGTAGAAGCTAATGTATCACATTTGAATCACGAGCGTGATGACCATTTGAGAACAAAACATATGGAGTTTCCTGAAAGAGAAACTGATGGAGCTGAGTTGTGAGTAGATTATACGAAATGCACAATCATGTGACCGATAAAGAATGTAAAGATGCATTAGAATACTTTTGGTCGTTAGATATGCTTAATAATCGTATGAATAGCGATGAAAAATATTATTGTAAAATACTATTAAAAAGAGTTGCTAATACATTAAATATAACATTAATAGATGGAGAAGATGATGGAGAATAATGCAAGAATAATAACCAATATACAAAACACTTTGAAAATGGTTCGTGAGCAGCTTGATTCTGAAAATGAAGTACCTAAGAAAGTAAAGTATACATCATTATTAGTAGATGATATTGCTCAACGATTAGATATTGGTGCTAAAAAATATGGTATGCAAGTACCTATAGAAGAATCAGATGGAAGGATATTTACACAAGAAGCATATGAAGAATTATGTGATGCTATTGTGTATTTATCTTCTGTTGGTTTAAACTTAATAAGTAAAGCCAATACTCAAGATGAAAGATACCATGCACATATGATGGGCAATATATTGTTTAACACTTGTTATCAAACAATTAAATATATGGAGTTGATATATGATAAAAAAACGATATAGAAAAGATGAATTACAATTACTTGCAAAACAGTTTGTAATGAAAAGAATAGAAGGGTTTGAGATAGAAGAACAACGTAAATATTATCTTGAACCTAAGTTAGTAGATGAATGGTCATATTATGTTTATTGTACATGGAGAGAAAATACTATGATAAGAGGTTGGGATTTGAAATATCTTTATGACACACCCCTTGGTATGCCTGTATATACAGTAGATAAACCATTTTAGTAAATAAAATAATTGGATTAGTGGGTTATTATATATAACTTACTAGTCCAATAATAATAAAAATATAATAAGGAGATTATATGAAGTTTAAAGGTAGAGAATATACCGAAGTAAAAGATAGACTTATCGCATTCGCAGATGAGTTTCCACAAGCATCGATACAGACAGAACTAATTAGTGTAAGTCAAGTTATTGATACACCTACAGGAGAAACCTGTAATGAATATGTTGTTAAAGCAACAGTAATTCCAAATCCAGTAAAAGAACCAGAATGGTTTTATGTGGGTCATGCAGCTGAACGTGATAACACAGGATTTGTTAATAAAACATCAGCATTAGAAAATGGTGAAACATCAGCAGTAGGTCGTGCATTAGCATTTGCAGGTTTTGGTGGTGACTTTGCTATTGCTAGTAAAGAAGAAGTTGATAATGCAAAAGCTAAACAAAAGCAGATTAATCCTACAATCAAATCATTAGAGGCGATGGATAAAGCAGCTAGATTAGCTAACGATGCAAAGAAACTTCCAGAAGAAGATTACTTGCGTTATAAACAAAAACGTCAAGCTGGATTCTTTGATACAAAACTTAAAGTAAGTCAAAGTACAGAATACTTTGAATCGTTAACGAAGAAAAAAGGAGCTAAATAAATGGCTATAACTGGAACTAAAGTGAAAACCAACACTTCCAATAAAAATTGGTTTGTAAATCAATGTCGTATTGTTGAAGCAGAACAAATTGATTCTCAATACAATGACTGTAGTATTAGATTAAAACTAGAAGATAAAGACAATGGATATAACTACACTACATTTATCAATCAAAACTTTGAAAAAGATGTGAATGGTATTGTAACTGGTATGGCATTTCCAGAAGATTTAAACACTCTTTATCTTGCATCTGGAAAAGATATTAACGTATCTGACGTAGGTGAAGTTAATGTTGATACATTAATTGATGGTGAAGTAGCTGTTATTAATTATGCAGCATCTGGTAAATACAAAAGAGCTACTTGGGGAGTAGTATCTAATCCTAATGATACAGATGAGTTAGAAAAGAAATTTATGGCTCAGATAGCAAAAGGTTATCCTAAAAACTATCAAAACCCTAAAGAAACAATGGTTGAAGAAATGCTTGGTAATAGAGAACCAGCACAGAAAACTGAAACTGTTGATGACCTTCCTTTCTAATGACTGCAGAAGGTATAATATTAAGATGGATTGACAGTAGAGCTAATTCTTCTGACCCTTGGTTTGCTTCCTATGATTTAGAAGCAGAAGTACCAGTTTATGGAAGGTTAGCTCATCAAAAAGTACATACCCCAAGTACTTATTCTAGGGCATTTAGAAAGATTCGTGAAAGTAATACTTTGATGCGTCTAGGTCTAGTGTTAGAAGAAACTGTTATCCCAACAACAAAGGTTAAAGGATGGAAAATAAAGAGACTATAATTGAAATTATCAATGGTAGTGTCTCTAATAGAAATCGCATAGGTACCATCGATGAATTTAATAAGTTAGTTAAAAATAATGCGTGGAATGGTGAGATGTATCGCAGCTATTATAGCTTTGATGAAACACTAAGTCAACACATGGAAGTTAACAGAACAGTTAAAGGATTCGATGGTTTAACCTATTTAGATTCTATTATATTAGATGTAGACAAAGGCAATATTGCCGATGATGCATTCCAACCTTATCTGTTGCAATGTCTAGAAGAAATTACAGATTTAGGCATTGACAAATCTCACGTGAATATATGGTTTAGTGGTAATGGATATCATGTAGAACTATTAAATGTATTTGGCTTTCAACCTAGTAGGTTATTACACGAAAAAGTAAAACTTACTATGAAAGAACATTTATCGTTTGCAGATAGTATATTTGATAAAACACGTATCATTAGAGCACCATGGAGTTTAAACAAAAAGACAGGACTATATAAAGTGTTTATTCCATATAGTCTTATCTGGAATCTGAAGTACGATAATGTTAAACAAATGGCTAAAGATTATAAATCATATAAACACTGGAAAGAAGATGGTTGGTACGACACGTTAAATGTTGATAAAGAAGTAGAACCATACTTACAGAACTTAATTGTTTCTACGTCACAAGCAGTTAGCACTGGTGGATACAAAAGCAAAGATACTACTTCAGTAGTTACTTGTATGCAACACGCTTTTAATGAAGGACCAATAGAAGGACAACGTAATATGAAAATGATGCGTATGTCTAGTACCTACAAAAGAGCAGGTGTTCCATATGTAGTTGCCTTGAATGGTATGCTGCAATGGTCTAATGGTGCTATGGATGACGAAGAAGTAATTAGAACTGTAAGTAATGTATTTGATGGTAACTATCAATATGGCTGCAATGATGTAATTATGTCTGAATATTGCGACCCAAAGTGTATTCATTTCAAAAGAAAAGATTATACATTGGATATCAAAAATGTAAACGATATGACTAAATCATTAGTAGAATATTTGCAAAATGATATTACCAAGAAGTCAATTAATATGGCTGATATATTTAATTGCCAAGACTATATTATAAAACCAGGTGAATTAGTTGTATTTTCTGGTGATACTGGTATGGGTAAATCTGCATTTGTACAAAATGTAGTAGTAGGAGCACTTAAAGATACATTGTTCTTATCATTAGAGATGAATGAATTTCTAACATTTAGAAGATTTGTTCAGATAGCTAATAAGAAAACAGAAGGATGGGTTATAGACCAAGTAAAATCTAACCCAGATATATCGTTTGAAGAACAGTTAGGTCATATACAAGTAATGACAATAGCACCAGAAATAGAAGCTATTAAGAAGGTAATTGCTACGCATGAACCTAACATCTTAGTAGTAGATACGACTGATGAGGTGCACGTTGATAGAGTAGAGTCTGAAATACAAAGACAAAACATTATCATTGGTGCATTAAAAGAAATGGCACAGAAACATAATATAATTATTATAGCTGTGCATCACGTTAACAAGATATCTGCAGCAGGTAACACTATAGCATTGCATTCATTGAAAGGTAGTACTAATGTTGTACAGAAAGCAGATAAAGTAATTATGGTTAAAGGTAATCGAGACGAAAAAGCTAGAGTAATATCTAGTGAAAAATCAAGAGATGATGGCAAGTTTGAAATGACAGCACTCTTTGATTATGAAACGATGACTTTTAGACAAGTTGATTGGAGTCAACAATGATAAAGTTAAAAACAGTAAATGATGATAATATTATAATGCAAGAAATTGTATTATTATATTTGTTTGTATTTGGTGTTTCTTTTCAAAGAGAAAGAGGAGAGCACTTTACTATTAACTTTGGTGTCGGACCTATAGAACTAGCATTTACAGTGAGGTTTTGGTATGGCACACAAGAATAAAATACGTGGTAACAACCTAGAACGTGAGATTGTTAACGCAGCTAAAGAGGAAGGGCTCTCTGCAAAGAGGGCCTATGCCTCTGATGGCAGGTCACTAGGATATAGTGAAGTCGTTGATTGTCTTGTAGAGGATTGGACCATACAAGCAAAAAGAAGAAAGAAAATAGCACAATGGCTATATCCAGATTATCATGGCGAAGATGTAGATGCAGTGGTAACAAGAATGGATAGGAAAGAAGCATTAATTATAATGCCTCTTGAAAAATGGATAAAGATGATAAAGGAGCTAAAAGATGGCGAAAGTAAATCTAAGTAGAGAAGAAGTAGAAGAAGTGTTAAGTGCTTTGGCTAATGTTATTACTATTAAACATAGGTATAGAGATATACATTTAGATGTTAATGTAGAAATGATTAGAGAAGTATTACGCAAATTAGAAAGTCCTTTTATGGAAAAAGAAAATAAAATTATAAGAGGATTAGAAGATAAACAACCTAGAATAGGGAATTGTGAGTGTTGTGATGACTAAATTTAATAAAGAAGAACTTTTGATATTAAGGTCAGCATTACTTAACTTTAAAAAAGCACCATGGGTATCACCAGGTGAACAAAAGATAATTAAAACAATGCTAGAAAAAATACATAAACTATTTGAAGAATAATAATTATTCCCCCTCAACTATTAACACGCTTTGAAGGAAGCGGGTGGTGAAAATCCATCTTACCCTTATAAAGCAAATACATCTTGGTTGGCACTAAATGTATAAATATATTAACAATAGAGGGGGAATAGTAAGGAGACAATATGAAACCATTAAGAGATGAAGTTGTAATTAAGCAGCAATCTAGAGAAAATAAAACAGAAGCAGGTATTATTTTAACAACAGATGTAGCAATAAAAGAAAATGTTGGTGAAGTAGTAGCTCTTGGTAGTAAAGCAGAAGAACTAGAAATAGGAGACAAAGTATTATTTGGTCCAGGATTTGTAGTTCAAGAAATCAATAAAGAAGAATATTTGATTATGAACACTCAAAATATATTATTGGTATTAGATAATGAATGATGAAAAAACGTGGAGTTTAACTAAAGAATATGAGTTAAATAAAAATAATTACATATTTACAGATAAATTTCCATTAAAACGCATATTATCTGATTTATCTAAAGAAAATGATAAATTAAAGAAAAAAAGATGACGAGAATAGGGCTATACGTCGATAAAATATATTTTTGGTATAAAGTGTCGTCACTCCTTTTATAGCCCTATATCGTTTGAATTAGAGGGTAAAACCTATATTAATGGTATACTTAATCTAAATCTTCATCTATTTCTTCTTCATTTGCTTCAATTTGGTCTCTTCTGAGGTCATGAAGGGTATGAACAGGAATTCCGAACATAAATTCACCAAACATAGCAGGACTTTTATAGGTTCTTGCTACATCTCTACCAAATCTACCAAATGGGAAATAGGTTGCTAATTGATATTTAGTTAGATTTTCAAAGTCTTGATTCAATAAAGCAGTCGTTGGTGCTAAAACAAAACGAGCAACTGGTGGTGTTACAATACTTAATGGTGATAATACTGGATGTGGGTATTGACTAAAGAATGCACGTTCTCTTTCTTCTTCATCACCAAATAATAACATAGAAGTATCTTGCATCCAATTCATAGGTGGTGATAATGCATAGTCAAATATACTTGCAACAAATATATTAGCAAGTGCTAATGCCATTAAATCTGCCGTAAGCTGCCTTTGTGCTCTTTTAGTTTGATAACCACCAGACCATTCTTCAAATCTAGCACCTCTATATACTTTAATTCTTCTACCAATACTATTCCAAGCATAAGGATGAAAACGCGTCATAACCCTACCTAAAGATGTGTTAGCTACATTAGGTCTTTGTGTTGCATGGTAAATAAACTGTGATGCTTTTACAGTTCTATTAGCTAATTGTATTAATATAGGGTGGTCAAATGGTAAATTCTTACCAAATTCACCTAACATTTTTCTAGCATTTATGTATGCTGCATCCCAAGTTCTACTACGTAATAAGAACTCAGACTTTCTCATGAACACAGCACCAGCATTTGTAATAGCTTTACCTGCACCTACTTCTTTGAATACTTCTCTAGTGGTCATATCAGCAAAGTTATCAAATTCTTTTTCATTTTTACCACGCAATCCATCTTTACTAATTGTTCTAGATACAGTTTTTACTGCTTTTACTAATGGTTCTGACATACCTACCATTTGGAATCTTGAATCTTTTTGTGCTTCGTTAATTAACATATCTTCAAAAGTACCAATGTATGCTTGCCATTCTTCCCATTCTTTTCTGTTTCTAATTTTTTTAGTAATAACTTCACCAGTAGCAGAATTTAAAATTTTATATGTTGTATTTTCACCCCATACATTATCGTTCCACCAAGTGTCAGATAGTGCATCTGTAAATGGTTTTAATCCTACATCAGTAATAGTATTACTACCACCACCATAAATGTTAGTTAGGAATGTTTTAGGGTGGAATAACAATGACATCATTTCAAATTTACCTTCAAGGTCATTTAAATTTTGTCCTAGTCTTGCTATATACATATCTCTTGCTGCTCTATTTTTAGGTGCTGCATCTAATATTTTACCACCAAATATACTATCTAAACGTTCAGTAAAGTTTATAACAGATTCGTCAGTCATTAATCCATAACCATTACCAAATCTACCTATTTTGTTTATATTTTTTTCTTGTAATAGTTTAGCTAAATTTTCCATCTTTTTTTCTCTTGCTAAATCTAATGAACGTTGTATTCTTGTATCAGCATCTATATTATCTCTCTGCATTTTAAATATTTCAGCTTTGATTTCACCACGTTGTATAGTGTTTAATCCTATATGATAATCTACACGTTCTAAAAAGTCTTTTTGTTTACGCATACCTTTTACAAAACTTTTGTCAAAATTATTTGCAGCATAATCTTTTAATAAATCAAATTCTTTTTGCGTAATACCATGTATATCAAAGTTACGTATAGAAGGATATCCCATTTGATTCTTAGCAACATCCATCATAAAATATGCCCAAGACTCTGTAATGTCTTTATCTTTTCTTAATGGATTTTTTTCTACAAAACGTTTTATATTATTACCTACTTTTAACGAAAGATTGCTATTGATTAAATTTCTATACATAGAACTTACATATCTATTTACATGATTAATACCAAGGTCCCATTCAGGTAAACTAACTTCTTCACTTCTACCTTTTAAGTGTCCATTGTATCTACCCATGCCCATAGATTTTTGTAAAGTAAAATCCTCTATAATAGCAAGCTCTGCTATGTCGTTTAACTTATCTACACCTTTGGTGTTATATCCTTCATACTTTTCTCTTAATGATACCTCATATCTTAATAATGCTCTTTTTAATGAAACTTCTCCTTGATTGCTTGCTGCATACTCTAAATCTATTTTTGTTAAAATACTAGGGTCTTTAGCTGCTTTGTCTAGTTCTGTTTGTATAATTTTTTCTATAGCTGCTTCGTTTTGTTCTCTTCTAAACTTAGTACCAAATGGGTCTGTATGTGGAACATAATGTTTTACACTACCATCTGAAGATACATATCTACCCAAACTAACAGTTTTAGTTAATGGTTTATTACGCATATAGTTTTGCATTTCTTTTTTAACTACAGCAAATTCCTCTTTAGATAATTCTTTAGTAAAATCTAGTTTTACCATTTTACCTTTAACTTTTACTGGCTGTTCAAAAAGACGTTCTAAATGTTCATTCAATCTTTGGTAATATCTAAAAAAGTTTACATCAGTAATTGAAGGTAATTTTCTTAAAGCACTTAAAGGGTCGCTAGCAATTAATTCACTCATACCAGCATACAATGAATCTACTTTAGTTCTGTTAGATAATAATCCATTAGCATCTAAAAACAACTGTTGTAGCTGTTGTATGTCATAAGCTATTTGTTTATCTATATAATTTTTTTCATTTGTTTTTGGTTGTACCAATAAATCATCTTCTAATATTTTATATTCATTAATCTTTTTACCTACTTTAATAAGCTTGTCTTTTAATACAGAACTTCTACTCATAATAACATCTTTCATAACCTGGGTCATAATATTTGTATATGAATCATTAATCATTTCAACTACTTGTTCTGGTGTTTTGTTAACACGTTCACCTTTTTTACCAGTTTCTGTTTCAAACTTAAACTTTACACCTTCTTTAGTCATTTTATCAAATTCTGCTTTAAGTGTATTGTATTTGTTTTCTATATTTATTTCTTGCTCTCTGTTTGTAATACCTCTATAAAACATTAAAGTACCATTTTTACTTGGATTTGCTTCTCTTAATATCATAGCAAACTTAAACAAAGTAGTAAAGTTATTACCTTGAGCTCTATCTTCTGGTCTAATTAAACGTAAATTTTGTTCTATTTGTTCTTCAATATCTTTTTGTTTAGCATTGTTCATCTGATGAAACGCAAGTGTCATTTCAGTATTTAATTCAATAGTACTGTATGGCATTGTACCGCTTTTAAATTTTATATTACCATCTTTGTCTTTAACTACATTCATAACACGACCCATTGTTTGGTCTTTTTCTGCATTCTCAATAAATTTTAATTGGTCTTTTAATGTAGTAGTAGCAAAATGTTCAAACCATTTAGGTGCTCCTTCTATACTATATGTACCAGTTTCTTTATCAAATTTAATAGACCTTTGTAATAATGTTCTTACAATACCAGGTTGTAACATAGAATCATAATAATTCATAAAGTTATTAATATCTTTTGCAGTGGCATCAGTAAATTCTTTACCTACTTGGAATCCTTGAAATGGTCTACCAGTAGTAAAAGATTCAAATTGAGCATCAATCGTAGAACCAAATCCTTTATGTATCTTTAAAAAGTTTTCTAACCTACGTAATACCGCTTTACCATAGTCAGTAAGGTTAGGGTCTTTATACGCTTGTTCAAAATCAATCTTAGCTATACCTTCTTTATCTACTTTAATTTTTTGATATTGTTCTTCTATAACTTCTATTTCTTTTTCTTGTTTTTCTTTAGCTATTTCTTCACGTACACCTTTTTCTAAATCTTTAGCTTTAACTGTCCTAGTTTTACTTACTGGTATATCTGCATTATCAGTAGTTTCTGGTGCTTTAATTTCGTTTGTTTTGTTATATACAGCATCTATAGTATTAAAAAATATTTTACTATTAGCAGGGTCAATAGCAGGATTCTTAAACATTAATTCGTTTTGTAACCCTTCTATAGCATTTTTAATTTTTCTTACCTCTGATAATTTTGCATTAGTATCAGCATCATACTTCATAGTACCTTCATCAGGAAATCTTTTTTCTAACTCTTTGTATATTTCTTGTATTCTATCATAACCTTCATTTAATCTATACTCTACATTTTTTTCAAGTTTATTGTTATAAATAGCATCACCAAGTTTAGGATTACCTTTTGTTTTAATTATAGGATGTGCGTGTAATGCAAAATCCATAAATGCATACATTTCTCTACGTATAATGTTTAATGACCTTTTATCTGTAATACGTTTACTTAAAGTAGTGTTCATTACTTTTTTCATATCAAGAATTGACTCTGCAATAGCTCTAGTGTTTTCACCTTGCTTCATTTCAAAAGTTCTTTTTAATATAGTTTGCAAATCTTGTATGATATTTTCTTTAGCCATACCTTGTTTACTTAATAATTCTATAATGTAATCTCCTTTACGTGTCAACAAATCAACACCAATAAGATTGTTTATAGTTCCTCTTAAGTTTTTACCACCTTTTAAATCATTAGCTAATATCTTAACGTTCAAATCTTTATAAAAATCTAACAATTCAAGTTCTTTAAATGTACCACTTTTCTTAAGGTTTTTGTAAGTACGTTGTAAGTATGCAACGATATTTTCTGGACTAGTAAATTTAAAGTTTAAAAAGTCTCCACCCATATCTAACTTAGATAATATCTTTGCTTGCTGCATAAAGTAATTTGTTTCTGCACCTTGTTTCATAAATGGTTGCCACTGGTCTATAAAATCTTTAGCAGCTTTAATTAATGATGGATTTTTAATTTTTCTATATCCTCCTTCAAAAACATATCTATGTTCAGGATTCACCCATACATCTTTTTTACTTTGTATAGCTTTAGAAAATACTTTAAATGCGTGTAAGCTTGTTTTTTTGTTATTGGTTAATGTATACCATTTACTAAATTTTTGCTTGCTAACATCCTTACCATTGCGTTGCACTGTAAAAAATGTTTCAAATATTTTCTGTACATTGTTTCTTGCACTACCAATTTTTACAAACTCTGCACTATCTACTGCAATATTAATACCAGTATAACTTACATCTTTTAAAAATCCAAAGTCGTTTAGTTTAATTTTTAAGGTATATCCATTACCAATATTTAATTTACCGCCATTAGTAGTTATAATATCAAATAACATTTGAAAATCTGTAGTAGCATTTACAATAGTACCTACTGCTTTTTTACCTTCATATGCAGCTTTAGCAGCTTTTATTCTTTCTTTGGTGCTAAATAACATAGATAATTTTTGACCTTCACTAAGTTGTTTATCTTGAAATACTACATCGAACAAAGTTTCTGCGATACTACGACCTTGTTTGTCGTATTTATTTTTCATTCTTTTTAAATCTCTAGGTGTAGCATTAATATTACCATCTTGTAATTCGTATTGTATCTTAGGATTACTAAATGCTTTTTTAACTATAGAAGGTAATGATTGATATCCTGTTACTGTATCACCATCTTTATCCATACCTCCTAAATACAAATCATTTAACTCTGATGCAAAGAAATTATATCCACCACGTTCTACAAACCCTTTAAATACCAATGCCCTTACACCACCATTACCACTATTAGGTGTACGCATCACTAAAAATGTTAAAGCATCTTCTAGTAAATCTAACTTTAACTTATCTGCTTTAGTCTTTTTAAGTTCTTTGTATTGTTCGTATGCTTTTTCAAGGGTCATTACCTCTTGACCAACTTTTACAGGATTCTTTCTATGCTGTTCTCCAAGCATAAATTCTGTTTCTTTAAGTCCATTCATACGTTCTAAGCGTGGTGTATACAGCCCAGCATAGGCCTTAAATCCACTTTCCACACCTATTTGATTACTTCTACCTACAATGTATCTTGCAAGAATATTAGATATAAAATTCTGATTCTCTTTCATTACATTAAATGCGTAATCAGTTTTCTTTAATACCTCTGGTGTAAATCCTAACTCTGCTATTTCTGCCATATCTAATGTAGCCACGTCAGATAACTCTACAGTGTCTTTATTTACTTGTTTATTTAGTTGGTTAACTATTTCCTTTGCTCTTTTGGTAGTGGGATTTGCTTGTAATGTATCAATTAAATCTTGTACTCTAATAGTGTCTATGTCAAACTTAACGTAATCGTCTCCACCTTTTAAAAATTCTTGTGTTAATTTTTTGTCACCTTCCATATTTTTAATACGTAATTCTTGTATTGCATCAAAATATGTTTGGTCAAAATCTTGTAATGTGTTTTTATCTAAAAATTGTTTATATAGTTTTAATTTCTTTTGTCTATTAATTTCTACACGTTGTTTATATACATAGTCAGTAACAGATTCATTAATACCAAGTTCTTCAGGTCTTATCTTAGCAAAATCAAGTGCATCTTTAAATGACCAAGTGTCATTTTTACCTTCTATTAATTCATTAATTTTTAATTTACCAAGTTGTTTTAAACCAGTTCCATATACTAAAATATGTGTATTAGACTCCATCATTAATTGATTCAATCCAGCAGACTCTGGTTTAAATCCACCTGACTTAGTACGTATTTCTCCTCTACCCATTCTAGGGTTTGCTACGATAACAGGTTTTAAAAACCCATAATCTTTAGCCCAACCAAATTTATTACCAATACTATTCCATAAATCTTCTCTAATAATAAAACCACCGTCAGTTCCAGATTCTAGTTCTATACCATATTTTTTTAATTGTTTATCAGTAATACCTATTAAATTTAAATATCCATATATACCACCATCCATAACCTTAGCTACGTCTTTAGCTTCCATAGATACTACATCACTTTGTGGCAATGTGTCGTACTTATTATCTTTTAATACATCACCATTAATTTTGCCTTCAGCTATATCTTGTTTCAATTCTTTTAATGCTTTCTTTAAATCTGTTTTATTAACAGTAGGGCGTTCTATGTATCCATTATCTAATAATTTATATACCATATTAGATGCCATTTCTAATTGCTCTGTTGCACCTTTTAAATAATCTTTACTAACACCAGATTCAAGCATAGCATTTACATAAGTATTTAAATTTTCTTTTACATTGTTTGGTACTCTTTGTAATATAATTGTTCCTTTATCTTTAGCACCACCATAAATGTAATAATCACTGTATTCTACTAATAGGTTTTCATATAATCCATCCAGTTCTTTTTTACTATATATATCTAATGGTTCTTTATATACACCAGGATTATTTGGGTCTTCTGCTTTTCTAATAATAACACGTGTATCTAGTCCGTATCGTTCGTTAATAGAGTTTTCAGCAGTACGTTCTACTAAATTTTTACCATCTTTATCTACTTCTAGTTTAGGTCTGCCTTTAGAATCTTTACCAGTACCTATTTCAACAATTTCTCCTGACGCATTTATAGCAAACTGAGAACGTTCTGCATAAGTTTTAATGCGTAGGAACATAGACTTTAACGGAGTTTCACCTACTTCGTTTTTAAATTTTACATTTTTAAACTTGCTAGTAACATAAGATTCAAACCCAGCATAATCATTTAAGTTTTCATATACACCTTCAATTAATAATTGTTTCGTATCATACTTACCTAAATTGTAATTGCTAGGGTCTTTAACAATCTGTTGATATACTTTATCTAATGCAGTATTAATAGAAATAGGGTCATTAATATCTCTATCTTTTGACTTCATATAAGCGTTAAACTCTGGGTCAAAACCATCTAACAATCTATTTTTTATATCATTTAATATAACATTTTCTACTGCATCTGTACGTTCTTGTGTTTTTCTAGCAAAATCTTTATCTGTTTCAAATTTTTTAATATATAAATCAACTGGTGTTCTACCTCTATCCATTAATGCTTTTACAACATCTGATTTTGTTGCTTCCTGTGATAGTTCTTTTAATTCTTCAGGTGTAGCTTTTTCAATATCTATTTTCTTTTCTTCAGCTATCTTAACAATTTCTCTGTCTATAATAAGTTTAGCACCTATTTTTTGTGCACGTTGTTGCTGCTGTAAATACAATGTATTAGAATGTCTTTCAAACATTTCTTGTACTTCAGGATTTTCTTTATATATTTCAGTCTTTTTAATTTGTTTTTCATATCTACTAATGTTGCTATTACCATTAGCCATAGGATTTTCCATAATCATTTTTCTAAATTTCATTTCTTGTGGTGATTTAGAATTTGCACCAAAGAAGAATCCCATCATATATTCATAAACTTGTTCAGGTAAT